GACTTAGGAAGACTATAGGGCCGGCCGATTAGCATTATTGATCATAATCTGGCGAAATTCGCCCCTACTAAAGGACTTAACACGATCATCTGCAGAACTATTGGAAGTCTGTCAGTGGCCGCGCTCAAATCCAAAGAGTAAAGAGATTTATTCTTTTGGAGAAGAGCCTTTAAAGGTTTGATTTGATCAAATGTCCCATCTTGAGGAATTTTCCCAAGGATGGAAAATAATCGTTTGTGCAATGGGTCCATAACCCATTGAGTCACACAATCTACGAGGGCAAATACTCTTACTTTTCCTGCAGGTTCGGGTTTTAATCCGAGTCCTCCAAGTGTCTTACACTTATCTATAAACTCTTTAGGTCAGCTAGAAATCTTTACACCCGTTTCAATGAAACGAATAAAAGATATATTTCCAGTCGACTTCAAGTAGTCATATAGATAGGGTAAGTTACTTGAGGACTTCCATAAGTATATTGCACTCAAAACACCCATGTATGAGCTAGAAATCATTCCAGCAAAACTAGGTGAAGAGGTAGCAATACCGAATGGACGTACCTGCAGTTCCTTTAATGCCTTCAGCTTGTCTCTTAAAGCAAGCCGTAACCACCTATCATTTGTCTGCTCTAACAAGAGTTTTCAAAAGCTAAGTGCGAACACCGAAATCTGATAAAACAGATCTTGGCGGAAGGAAGAAGGATCTACAATAGTAGATAAATTTAAGAGTCCGGGAAAAGAAAGAACTCGGTATAAATTAAATAAAGTTGTCCACAGTTTAACATAGTAAACTTTACCATTTCTAATATGAACTCGGTGAAGGATAGGAATAATCTGTGGGAGTTTTGAACCTCGTTTACGAGCGAATCTACATCCCAAGTTAGTCATATCCTTACCAGCAGTTCCTGCTAGAGCCTGCATTAAATTAACGTTTTGAGCTTTCAAGTAAATTACAAGAAATTTCAAACCGCTCTTCTTCTGCAGATGGTAACATTTTCCTAAGAAAACTATGGTTACTCTTACTGTTCCGTTAGAAAGTCGTCCCTCCATTAGTC